TCACGTATACGACTGTCGGTTCCCGCCTTTGCTTTGAATCTGAAGAAAAAGCGAAGTATGCTGGCAACCAATTCCTCCAATTGTATAAAGATTTTCTAACCATAACAAAATAAATCTATGACAACAAAAGCAAAAAAAATTAAAGAGAGTAGTCCTGAGTTCGATTACACAACAATCAAAACTTTTGAGGACGCCTGCAAAAAAGTGAATACAGATCCAGCAAAACTTCCCGATGTTTCTGGCATCCTGGAAGAGTTCGCAAAGCCGATTATTGCAGCTTATAAATTGCTTATTATTTATAAGGCTATTAACAACGAATGGAAGCCCGACTGGAGCAATTGGGATCAATATAAATACTATCCCTTGTTTGAAGTTTTGTCGTCCAGGTTCGGTTTTTCGGGTTCGGATTTCAGCTACGATACCACGGATGCGAGGGTCGGTTCCCGCCTTTGCACAGATACCTGGGAGAAAGCTTTGTATATAGCCGAGCAATTTAAAGCTGAGTATCAGGAGTATTTTCTTTATTCTGAATAATTATTTAAAAAACGGAAGATGGTAAAAATAAGTACAACTAAGAAAACGAAGGTATTTGATTTCAGAACAATCAAAACCGTTGAAGATGCATTCAAAAAGAATGGATACGATTCTACAAAACTGCCTGATTTTTCAATGATCCCGGAAAAGTTCCGCACCCAACTTACAACTTGTTTTCTTCTTATGGTAATTTTTGAAGCAATCAATGATGGTTGGGAGCCTGATTTTAGTGATCATTCACAAGGTAAATATTACCCATGGCCCTGGGTTTTGTCGTCCGGGTTCGGTTTTTCGTTTTCGATTTTCGGCTACGCTTACTCGCTTTCGTTTGTCGGTTCCCGCCTTTGCACAGACACTTCAGAAAAAGCAATTTATATTCTAAACCAATTCCCTGATCTGTGGAAGAATTGGCTTTTAAATGTGAAACCAGAATAAAAAAATTAAGGTTGTATGCTGCCAGAGCTGCCGGTTTTGTCGTCCGGGTTCGGTTTTTCGAATTCGAATTACAACTACGATAACACGAATACGAATGTCAGTTCCCACCTCTGCAAATACTGCAGCATAAACCCTGCCATCATGGCAAAAAATAACAATGAATTAAAGAGCGCTGGTACCCCAGGGGAAGGCGATCTTTCAAAGGCAAAGGCATGAAACGAATAAATAATTTATATCAAAGGATCTGCTCAGTTGAAAATCTTCAGCTGGCAGACTCTATTGCCCGGAAAGGAAAACTTAACCAGCCCGGAGTGACCAGGCACGACCGGAACCGGGACCGTAATATTCAGCAGCTGCACGAAATGCTGATTGGTAAAACATACAATACATCTCAGTACACAACTTTTACAATCTACGAACCCAAAGAGCGGATCATATTCCGGCTCCCATATTTCCCTGACCGAATTGTACATCATGCGGTAATGAATATTCTCGAACCGATCTTTGTATCTGCGTTTACTTCAGACACATACAGTTGTATAAAAAAACGTGGCATTCATGCAGCTGCAACTGCAGTTAAATTTGCGCTGAAGGACCTGCAGGGCACCCAGTACTGTCTGAAGCTTGATATTAAAAAGTTCTACCCAAACGTCGATCATGAAGTTTTAAAGCAGCTGCTCCGGAGAAAGATAAAAGATCAGGATCTGCTATGGCTCCTCGATGGCATTATCGACAGTGCCGACGGGCTTCCCATCGGCAACTACCTAAGCCAATATTTTGCAAATTTCTACCTCACATACTTCGATCATTGGTTGAAAGAGGATCTGCAAGTGAAATACTATTTCCGTTATGCCGACGACATGGTAATTCTCTCAGACAGTAAATCATATCTACACCAGGTACTTGATCAGATCCGGAACTACCTACAGGAGAAATTAAAGCTTACCGTAAAGAATAACTATCAGATATTCCCGGTTAATTCCAGGGGAATTGATTTTGTTGGTTATGTATTCAGGCATACACATATAAGATTGAGAAAAAGCATCAAACAAAGCTTTGCCAGGATGCTGGCAAGTAACAAAAACCCTCAATCTATCGCATCATACAGGGGTTGGGCTGTGCATTGTAACAGTAAAAACCTGCTAAAAAAGTTATTGAATGAAACAGTTTAGCGAGTTTAATATAAAACCTTCAGCAAAAGGTTTCGAAGGCGACAAAATAAAGATGGCCAAGGTATTAAACCGCGAAATTGTGGTACATGATTTCAGGCTCGAACCATCAAAAGTATTTGCCGAGAAAGGAACTGGTAAATGTCTACACCTTCAGATCTCAATCAACGAAGTGAAGTATGTAATATTTACTTCATCTGGAGGACTGATCGAAGCTATCCTTCAGGTCCCGGTTACCGACTTCCCGTTTATCACAACCATAATCGAAGAAAACGACAGATTTATTTTTACTTAAAATATAGATATATGAGAACAATGGAAGATCTTATGATCGATAAAATGAATAGAGATCGTGAAGCAGAAATGGCACAGAAGGTTGTTAAAATCTGTAAGCATTGCACTTACTTTTATAATGAGAACGGATGTCCTGAGAGTAAAGGGGAAAATGATTCTTGTGAATATTTTTCATTGTAATGATCCGAGCAGCTGAAAAATACATTGATGGAGTGATATCAGGGGAAGTGCTTGTGAGTAAAACTACAAGGTTAACTTTCGAACGACATAAAGCAGATCTTTTGGTGGCTCCCGAAAACAGCTGGTATTTCGATAAAAAATCAGCTGAAAGGGTCTTCGATTTCTGCAAATTCCTGAAACATACTCCTGACAAACGTACCTGGGTGCCATTCGAATGCGAACCCTGGGAAGCAGCTATCATTTATATCATTTTTGGCTGGAAAAAGAAAGACGGGACCCGCCGGTTCAATTATGCTTATATTGAAATCCCGAAGAAAAACGGAAAGACAACATTTGCTGCAGTGTTTGCCGATTATCTTCTATTTTTCGATGGAGAAGAAGAAGCCGAAGTCTATTGTGCAGCATCAGTGGAGAAACAGGCCCGGATCTGCTTCGCTGCAGCTAAAAAAATGATCGAGCACTCTCCTTCCCTGAAAAAACGCACGAAGATCCTCACTAAAAATATCAATATCCCTCAAACATCTTCCAAAATGGAGATGCTCGGACGTGATTCTGAGAGCATGGAGGGTATAAATCCATCAGCAGCGATCATCGACGAATATCATGTCTGGAAAAATAACGAGGTTTTTGAGAACATTCAGAGCGCTACAGTCAACAGAACTCAGCCATTAGTGGTCATAATCACTACGGCTGGAAGGGATAAAACACTGCCATGCTTTAATTATCGGGCTCTTTGCATCGATATTCTCAAAGGAATCAAACAGCAGGATGACACTTTCGCTATTATTTATACTCCGGACCAAAAAGATGACTGGAAGGATCCTGAGACCTGGAAGAAAGCAAACCCGAATTATGGAGTGAGTGTTATCCCATCCCGATTCAAGTCCGAGTTCCAGGGAGCAGTTAACGATCCGCGCAAAGAGGTGTCATTCAAGACTAAAAACCTGAATCTTTGGGTCGATGCTCCGGAAGTATGGATCCCTGATGAAAAATGGATGCTCTGTTCCCACAAAACACGATTGGAAAGCCTGGTTAAGCAACCATGTTATTGGGGTCTCGACCTGGCTTCGCATGTCGATATTAACGCGCTTGCTCTTTATTTCCCCGATATCAACGGTCATCCTGTCGCTAAAATGTACTACTGGATCCCAGAAGCCAAAGTTTCAGAGATGAAAGATAAGGTCGATTACCCTACCTGGGTAAAAGCAGGTAGGATAAAAACCACTCCTGGCGATGTGATTGATATCGACTCGATGGTAACCGATATCATGGTAATTCTCGGACAATATTTTTGCGAAGGATTGGCTTATGACCCGGCAAAAGCCTACCATGGAGTTATTCAGGGACTTATAATTGCCGGTTTTCCTATCGAGAAAATGGATGAATATGCCCAGGGAATAATGAACATGAGCGGACCGTCGAAAGAATTTGAAAAGATGGCAATGTCTGGCATGCTCGATCACCTCGATGATCCGGTTCTCCGTTGGATGCTGGGAAACGTGCAGATCTACCAGGATATCAATGAAAATATTAAACCCGATAAAAAACGCAGCCGGAATAAGATCGATGGGATTGTAGCTCTCATCATTGCTATCGGCGAATATCTCAGCGTTACTTACGGCAAAGAAGATAAACAGATTTATAAAACCCATACTTTAAGAACCACATGAAGAAGGCCTACGTTAAACCGACAGTTAGCAAACTGGAAGTCGATAGAGACATCATTAGGATGTTAACAAAACAGGGATTTGCTGATCTTTTCTGGGAATGCCTTCAGGAAACCCGAAAGATCGATCCTTGTACAACACAAGAGGCTGTTTTTGATGTTCTTAACGAAAAATATTTCAAAGCTATCGGCTGCTTAAGATATTCATGCTTTGATTCTTTCAGAATTGTACGTGATAAAAAAAACGATGCCCATCAAACCCGAAAATAAAAATAGATACCCAGCAAATTGGACAGAAATTGTCCAGAGAATACGTAAAAGATCTAAGGGACTTTGTGAAAAATGCGGAGTTCGGAATTATTCAGTTGGTTATAGGGACGAATATGGTGACTTTATTTCTTGCTCTGGAAATGTAACAATGGAAGACTATGGTCAGGGGATTAATCCGAATACAGGAAAGGAACTTACATTCAAAGAATCCAAAGAAATGGCTGAATGGCAGACCCAAAATGATGAATATGGATATAAGTATATTGTTATAGTCCTCACA